ATAACCCTGACGACATCATGGCTCTGCCTTACAGCATCGTAGGGACGAGACAAAGATACAACATATATGCTGGCAACTACTAGGTACTGTTGCATTTTAGCATATTTACTACGAGGCCCGCGTCGTTGCCCTTTTGGAATATGTTGACGTTCTTTGGCGTATATAGCGTGCGCGTGATCGACGTTTTCTTTATGCGTGAGCAGCTCAAGATTCTCTATTCTGTTATCTTCGCGGTTAAGATTTATATGATTAACTTCAAGTCTATCTGGAATAGGGCCGTTAAATGCTTCCCACACACATCTGTGAACTCTCTTATGTGTGTATTGGCTGTCTTTACAAAGCTGAACAACTCGATAGAAGTGTTTGTCAAGTCTTGTTCTAAGAGGTCTGTACGATTCATTGCCAGCCCATGTCTTCCCATGTTTGATAGACATGATAGTCGTAACACTGGTATTCAAAAATGCGGCAACGTCTTTCAATTTAGCTCCATTCGCAAGACGTTCTTTAGCTTCCGCTATTTGTTCCGCCGTAAACAATTTACCGCGCGCCACTCGACGCACGTTTCCAATATTGCTAACTTCGTAAAAACCTTCATAGTTAAGAATTGGTCGCCAATTTTCCATAAGGAACCTCCTATAATGTTTACGCAGTCTAACTGTGTAGTTATTGGAGGTCAAGTCTGATGCACACGCCTATACTTGGTAGCTCATATGTAACTAGAAGCCCTAATGCGGCTGACAGCCGCATGGTGAATCTTTTTCCAGAGGTTATACCCGAAGGCGGTAAAGAGGCCGCGTGGCTTCAGCGCGCGCCAGGACTTAGGCTTCTCGCTCGCGTTGGTTCAGGGCCAATTAGAGGGCTCTGGACATTTAACGATCCTAATACCGATATATCTTATGGCTACGTTGTTTCAGGAACTAAGCTCTACAAGCTGACAACTGAATGGGCTTACACCGAACTTGGCACCGTAGCGGGCACCGGCCAAGTTAACATGGTCGATAATGGCACGCAGCTTTATATCGCTGCGGGCGCACACGGATACATTTATAATGCAGGCACAAATGTTTTCGCAGAGATCACAGATCCTGACTTTTATGGGGCAGTTGGCGTCGGTTTTCTGGATGGTTACTTTGTTTATAATGAACCAAACAGCCAGAACATTTGGGTTTCCGCCCTTAACGACGGCACGTCTGTAAGTCCAACAGATTACGCCAGTGTCGATGGATCGCCGGATAATCTTGTCACATTGCTTGTCGATCACCGCGAAGTATGGTGCTTTGGCTCTAACTCCGTTGAAGTCTGGTATGACGCTGGCCTACCAACATTTCCGCTTGCGCGTATTCAAGGTGCGTTCAACGAAATTGGTTGTCTTGCAGCTTATTCGGTAGCCAAACTCGACAATGGCATTTTCTGGCTCGGCGCTGATGCGCGTGGTAATGGCATTGTTTATCGGTCAAAAGGCTACTCAGGAGAGCGCGTTTCGACGCACGCCGTTGAGTGGCAGATCCAGCAATATACTAATTTATCGGATGCTGTTGGCTATACTTACCAGCAAGACGGCCACAGCTTCTATGTTCTAAACTTTCCGACCGCTAATACAACTTGGGTTTACGACGTAGCTACACAGGTTTGGCATGAGCGCGCTGGTTGGGAAAACGACGCTTATACCCGCACACGCGGTAACTGCCAGATGAACTTTAACAATACGATTGTCATCGGCGACTATCGTGTTGGTGAATTATACGCTTATGACCTCAACGTCTATTCTGAGGCTGGCACACGCCAGAAATGGTTGCGGTCATGGCGCGCGTTGCCTACGGGCGAAAATAACCTAATGCGAACGACGCAGCACAGTCTTCAGCTAGATTGTCAAGCGGGCGTCGGTCTTGAAGGGCCGGATTACACATATTTAAATGGTTTATTCTTAACAACCGAAGATGGATACCATCTTATTACTGAGTCAGGCGACTACATCATAGCTGAAGGCGCGCTTCCGGCCCCTGGCATTAATCCGCAAGTTATGCTGCGATGGTCGGATGATGGCGGTCACACATGGTCAAGCGAACATTGGCGGTCTATGGGTCGTATAGGTCAGACAGGCTACCGCACGATCTGGCGGCGGCTTGGCATGACGTTAAAATTGCGTGATCGGGTGTATGAGATCTCGGGCACTGATGCGGTTAAGATCGCTATTATGGGGGCGGAACTGCATGTGAGCCCGACCAATGCCTGACGTAGTTAATAACACCCAGATACCAGCGGCTCGCGTTCAGCTATGGGACGCGGTTACGAGTTTTGTTTCCCGCCCGTGGTATCGTTGGTTTTTTAACATTTATACGGCTATTGAGGCAGGGCGGCGCTATGGGTCTTTTTATAGCACGACGACTTTTACGCCTGCCGCAGCTAATACAGCGTATGCGCTTACTTTCAATAACACCTATAAGCGCGCCGATGGATCTGATCTAACTTATGGTGTTTATGTTGGGACGCCAACGTCTCGCATTTATGTAGATAATACAGCAACTTATAACTTTCAGTTTTCCGCGCAGATAAAAAAGACAGGCGGCGGAACATATAATATTTATATTTGGTTTCGCGTAAACGGCGTGGACGCCGCTGACTCGGCTACGCAAGTCACTTTGACGGGTGGCGCTAACGCAGCGTCTGTTGCGGCGTGGAATTTTGTGGTAAACCTTCAGACAGGCGATTACTTTGAGCTAATTTATTCGGTTGATAACACAGCTATTACGATTCCGTATGTGGCTGCATCTAGTCCAGTTCCCGCAATTCCTTCGGTCATTCTGACCGTAACAAGTAGTGTAGGTGGTTAAATGGCCGTTCTTACGCCAGTTGCTAAAATGCAATTCCTTGACGCAACAGGCGCTCCGCTTGTTGGCGGTCTTCTTTATACCTACGCGGCGGGCACAACAACGCCTCAAGCGAGTTATACGGACTCAACAGGTTCTCAAGCCAATACTAATCCTGTTGTCCTCGACGCGCGCGGCGAAGCTAATATTTGGCTGGCATCGGCGACGTATAAATTTAAGCTCTGCGCGTCGGATAATACTGAACTTTGGACGGTCGATAATATCTCAGCTCCGACATCAGCGCTGTCGCCTGTGTTGTCCGGCAACGTCACGATTGACTCTGATTCGGCTGGCCCTGCGCTTAAAATTACACAGACCGGCACCGGCCCTGTGTTGCGCGTGCAAGACAGCGTAGACCCTGACTCTACGCCATTTATTATTGATTCTTCTGGGTTGGTGGGTATTGGAACGCAATCGCCTGCAACGGCTTTAGATGTCAGTGATGGCGTGATTCAATTATCTAGTGGTGGCACGTCACGCACAACTATATCGGCTGACGGATCTAATTCGACATTTGCCGCTATTGGTTCGCGCGGAATGTTATTGGCAACTAACGGATCTACGCGCGTTACAATATCAAGCGCGGGCGTTGTTACGTTTTCAGGTGCAGCAACATTTTCAGGCGGCATTTCAGGTAATACTACAGTTACAGGCACGCTTACGGCAACGTCTTTTATTGGCCCTTGGGCTAATATACCGTCGGGCACCGCAATGTTGTTTGCTCAAACAGCGGCTCCGACAGGTTGGACAAAATCAACGACGCACGATAACAAAGCACTCCGTGTTGTATCCGGCACAGCGTCGTCAGGCGGTTCGGTAGCATTTACAACAGCTTTTGCATCACAAGCGGTTAGCGGCACTAACGCCTCCTATATTTTGACAACAGCCGATATACCGTCACATAGCCATAGTGCGACATCGACGGACGCAGGGCATACGCATACATTTACCGGTGTAAGTGGAACTTCACAGGCTACAGGTGGTTCCGGCTCTAATTATTATAATTCAACATCATCACAGACTACCGGCACTGGAAATGCTAGTATTACGACTACTATTGGCAGCACTGGCGGTGGAGGCGGTCACACCCATACCTTTACCGGCACAGCGATCAATCTTGCTGTTCAATATGTAGACGTTATCATCGCAACGAAAGATTAAACATGGAGCTGAAGAACGGAACTTTTTGCCCTTTAATCAAGAAAGACTGCGTGCAACTTAAGTGCGCGTGGTTTACGCTTCTCAGGGGCACAAACCCCAACACGGGCAAAGAAGTAGACGAATGGATCTGCGCTGTGGCGGCGCTACCTATGCTACAAATTGAGGTCGCCAAAGAAGTCCGTCAGGGCGCAGCGGCAACTGAATCGTTTCGTAATGAAGTCGTCGGCGCAACACATATGCCTCAGTTACATGATTATAGACAATCGTGAATTAGCCTTGAAGATAGGTTACGCCGCGACGGATTGGGATGAGTATATAAGTTACGAAGATTACGTGAATATTGCGGCTGATTGGAATGTAAGATTGATAACAAAAGGTGAGACAGCAATAGGAGCTATCTATTCCAAAAACGGCGAAACTCATGTATCAATATTACCTGAGTGGCGTAAGCGCTGGCTTACAAAAGGATTGCTAAAAGAAATCTTGGCGGATATGCAATTTACTAAAGTCGCTAAAGGCCATGATTTCATGTATAACATACTGGAAAGACTAGGTTTCAAGCCACAGGCAGATGGAACCGTAGCAAGAGAGAACTAATATGGGCTTTCAATCTGCCGCTAACGCCGCTGCCGGTGGCACACAACAGGCGATGATGTTTCAGGCGCTTGCGGCTCAACAGCAACAGCAAGCCCTTGAAAGAGCGCAGGCACAAGCAGCGGCTGAATTAAAAGCTGGTAAAGAGCAGGGCATACAGGCGCTTCAGACAGCGCAAGGTCAAGCTGTTCCAGCGCTTCAAGCAGGTCAGCAACAAGGCATTGGCGCGCTTCAAGCCGGACAAGAACAAGGCGTTGGTGCGCTACAGACTGGATTAGGTCAAGGCGTCGGCGCGCTTGGTCAGTATTATGGTCAGGGTGTTGGCTATCAACAGCCGTATATGCAAGCTGGCACGCAAGCAACTAATCAACTTGCGGCGCTTTATGGCCCCGGCGGCGCATATATGCAACAGCCGACACTTGCCGAAATACAGATGGATCCTGGCTATGAGTTCCGTCGTCAACAAGGCGAGCAAGCTCTACAACGTTCAATAGCGGCTGGTCTTGGCGGTGCAAGCCGTGGTGGTGGCGCGCTGAAATCAATGGCTGACTATAGCCAAGGACTTGCCAGCCAAGAATACGGTAACGCCTATAATCGCTTTATGGCTAACCGCGCGCAAGCGCTTCAGGCTTTACAGAATTTGAGTGGTCAAGGCGCGGGTGCAGCTAATGTTGCTTCTGGTTTGGCGGGTCAGACTGGCGCTAATTTGTCTAACTTGTATGGTCAGACGGGCGCTAATTTAGCTAATCTTTACGGTCAGACTGGCGCTAATCAAGCTAATCTCTACGGTCAAACGGGCGCTAATCTATCCAATGTTTACACTGGCACGGGCGCTAATATTGCTAACACAGCGACTGGCACAGCGGCTAATCTAGCCAACACCTACGCTAATACGGGCAACCAGCTCGCCAATGTCTACGGCAATCTAGGCCAAGGGCTCGGCCAAGGCGCGGCTAATATCGGTTCGATCTATGCTCAAAATGCTATGGCTCCGACGAATTTGTTAGCGGCATTGTCAGGACAAGCAGCGCAAGGCGCTATGATGGCGCTTGGCAAAAAATATTTTTAAGGTAACAACTAATGCCAATTCAATATCAGCCTTTTCCTGAATTTCAGATTCCTAATGTGAATCTTTTGGGCGCGTATGCTCAAGGAGCAGCGTTACGCGGGCAAGAGCTACAGCAAGAAAAACTTGCACAGCAAATGGAATCGGCTACAGCGAAAGATATTCGTGAGGAAGCCAAACTCAAAGCTGAACAAGACAAATTAAATTACGAATTATCCGCGAAGAAATATGATTCGTTAATTGATATGGTGCCGCGCCTAAATGAAAAAAATTATGGTGCATGGTATAAACAAGTATCAGATGTATTTCCATTAGCGGCAGCAACTTTACCTCCGTCATATGATCCTGAAGCCGTAAAGTTTTTAGGGTTGAAAGGCGCTGATCTAAAAGATCAAGTGCTTCAACAGCATTATGGTGATACGTCGCGTTTTATACGCATTGGCGCTAAAGGTGGCGCTCAAGTTGTGCCGGGGTCGGAAGTTACTGCACCATCTTATATGGAAGCGCAAGGCGAGGTTTATCGTAAGACACCGCAAGGACTTGTGCCCGCACAGATTATCTCTGGCGAAGGTATGCCAGGAACACGGCAAGATCTTACTACAGATCTTATTAAACAGCGCGAAGGATTTATATCTAAGCCTGAATATGACGTAAACGCTTATCGGGCTGGATATGGCAGCGACACTGTTACTCGCGCTGATGGAAGCGTTGAACGTGTTAAGCCCGGAATGTCAGTAAGCCGTGAAGACGCTGAACGCGATCTTCAACGTCGCATACAAACTGAATTTGTGCCAAAGGCCGCTGCTAAAGTTGGCGAAGAAAACTGGTCGCGTCTGCCTGAGAATACACGGGCGGCGCTCACATCGGTCGCATATAATTACGGTAATATTCCTAACCGTATTGTTCCGGCGGTGCAGTCTGGTAATCCAGAAGCGATAGCCAAAGCGATTGAAAGTCTTGCTGGCGACAATAAAGGCGTCAACGCCGGTCGCCGGATGCAGGAAGCTAATATTGCGCGTGGCACTGGTATGCCTGGATCGCAAGCTGTCCCCGCTTTTGCAGCGGCAGGCGCTCCTACATTTATGGGCGGCCCACAGATTCAGCCGCCAATCAACATGATGGGGACTGCGCCGGTTAACGCTATGGCCGCTCCGCAACCATTACCTATTGCTCCGGCAGCGCCTATATCTGCACCACAGCCAGTAACGGTCGGAACTAAAAAACAAAGTTGTTGGACAGTCAAACGTTGAAAATACGGTTGGCCGCATGATGACACTCTATGAAAAACTTGACGAGATGAAAGAGATACCAAGCGAAAAGCGCGGCGCTCTTGAAAACATCGGCGCATATGCGCGCGGCACAACATTAGGTCAAGAAGTTGAGAAAGCCCGCGCAACGCCAGCGCAGACAAAACGTAACGAGATAAGATCGCTACAGCGCGCGTTGTTAAACGACATTAAGAACTCTACGGGCATGAGCGCTCAAGAGATCAATTCTAACTTTGAATTGAAGAACATGCTTGAGACGCTTTCGGATCCGACGCAATCTATTGAATCTGTCAAGGCTATTTTGGCGGACATATCAGCGCGTTATGGTAAAGGCAAAATTGCCATGCCTGCCGAAGCCGCTGCACCATCATCTGATCGGCCTCCTTTGTCTTCGTTCTTTAAGAGATAAAAATGTTTGATGTAGCAGGCGCAAAAGCAGCGGGATATTCGGATGCTGAGATCCAGCAATTCCTTATGTCTATGCCTGAGACAGACGAAGCTAAGAAGGCTGGCTATTCAGACGCCGAAATATTTCAGCACTTTGGGTTAGAAGCTGCGCCACAAAAACCAGCACAAGATTTAACAGCCGGACGTGCTGCTCAAGTGGCGGGCGGCGCTGTAGCTCCTATGGCCGCAGCGGCTGGGCTTGGTGGACTTGTTGGTGGCCCTGCCGGTGCTGCATTAGCGGCTGGCGGTTTAGGTGCGGCTGATTTAGCAACAACGTTATATAATTTAGCTGCGCCTAGATTAGGCCGTCAAGCTGTTCGCACACCGTCTGAAATTGTGCGTCAAGCTATTACGCCGCAAGGATGGACACCTCAGACTCAAGCCGAGCAATTATTATCGGCAGGACTTGAAAGTGGTGCAGGCGCGCTAACAGGTGCTGGCGCAGCTAATGTCTTAGCTCGACGTGCAGCGCCGGGAATAGCTCG